GACTTTCTTCTATTATCCGCTGCCGCCCTGCCCATCTTGTAGGAGTACAACTTAATTTCCGTCTACCGTGGCACTCCTCCATGCGGCGAGCGCAGCACAGGCGCCCCCCCCCGGCCACCGCCCTGCCGGGGGCGAGCGGGCCGCGCCCCGTGGCGGCAAAGCTGCCGTAAAGCAGGATCTCGGCCTCGGCAGGCTGCTCCCCCAGGAGCCGCCGCGCCGTGCTGCCGATGCGCACCGCACCCGCCGTGTGGCTGCTGGACGGCCCCGTCATGACCGGGCCGAGCACATCAAATAACCGCATAACGGACACCTCACTTATAAAATGGTATAGAATGAGTATAGCGGATTTGGCGCGGGATTGCAAGGTACGGGCAGAAAAGGAAGAAAATGTTAAGAATAACAACACTTCCCTGATAAATTTTTACGTTTATCGGGGAAAGTGTTTGAAAAATGCGGAGAGAGGTTGGAACAGAGGCGTTTTTGTGAGGTAACGAAAATGGCGGGGTGGATGCAGCACAACAGACAAGAATGAAAAAATATACGATGCTGCGTTGTTGGTGGCGCGCGGCGGTTTGTACACAGTAAGGTACACAGTAGTGTACACACCCTTGTACACACCCCACACGGTAGCTGGCGTTTTGTGGCGGTATATGCAGTGTGCAAAGGGCGATAAAAGTATAAAAAGAATACCGCATATTCAACGCAATAGCATTAAATATGCGGTATTTGGCGGAGTAAGAGAGATTTGAATTTGTTACAATGTGCGCTATGGTGTGGAAGATTGATTGTTTACGAAAAATATACGAACCAATGCGGTTTATGCGGTGAAGTGTGCGTTGAGGATCCGTGTGGCTTCATCGACGGCGCTGGCCTTGGCCTCGGCGTACCAGCGCTGGGTTGTCAGGATGTCGGCGTGGCCCATCAGCTCCTTGGCGACCTGCGGGCTGATGCCGCACTGTACCAGCGTGCTGGCGAACTCATGCCGGAGCTGGTGCGCGGTGAAGTCCGGCTCCATGATCGTCTTGTACAGGGGCGCACCGTCCTTCGATTTCTTGCCGGTTTTGTAGCGCTTGCCGCTGTCGTGAGCGTGGCCGATGCCAATGCAGTATTGCAGCCATGCGTTTTGGTATCGGCTCTTCGTCATGGGCTTTTTGCCGCCAAAGATGAAATCATCATCGGCCAGATCGGCAAGTCGGCTGCCGAGCGCATCCTGCAGGGGCTTGAGGATCGGCACGGTGCGGTAGGCGCTGTCGGTTTTCGGCTCCTCCAGCTCGGGGTAGTTGTTGTGCCAGACCACGGCCTTGCGCACGCGGATCGCGCCGTCAGCGAGGTCCTTCTTCTGCAGCGCCATCACCTCGCCCAGACGCAGGCCGGCGTACATCATGATGGCCGGGCAGAGGCCGAAGCCCTCGGGGTGGGCCTTAACATCGGCGATCTCCTGCTCTGTGGGGGCGCGGCGCTTTTTCTGGGGCAGCCCCTGGGGCAGCTTGAGCAGTGTGCAGGGATTGGTGTCGCCGTTCATCTCGGCGCACCAATACTGCCAGATAAGGGAGAGCACCGACTTCTGCCCGGCAATGCTTTTGTAGGCGTAGCCCTGCGCGGCCATGTGCATCAGCTCGCGGTTGATGTCGGTGCTGCTGATCTCGCGCATGCCCTGCCCCTCAAACCAGCCCTTGGCAAGCTCCACCTTGTGGCGGTAGCCCCGGCGGGAGCCATACTTGATGCACGGCTCCTTGGCGCGCCAGAACGCCTCTGCGACCTCGCAGAAGGGGTCTCCCCTGTCCCGGCGGGTGCTGGCCTCTATGAGGGCCGCGTCGAGCTTGGCCTGCACCTCCTTTGCGGTGCGGCCATAGAAGTGGCGGGTCTTGCCATCAATGACGCGGCAGCGCTCGATCAGGCCGTCCGCGCGTTTTTTCGTTTTCGCCATGTAAAAACCTCCTTACGATACACTTTGACAAGCGTGTCCGGAGGTGGTACAATACGAGTTGGAAGGGTTTCGTATTGTGTCCACCTTGGACACGCCGAGCCACTAAAATGTCTCACGGTTGCAGCCGTGGGGCGTTTTTTGCTTTTTTGGTAATTCCTACAAAAGTGTTCGTACCGCTTGCATAATGGATCCGAACTGTGTATAATATAGATAAAGGAAGACTCGTGAAGGAAAAAGGCTGGGTTCCCGAATGGGAGTAGGCTTAATGCTTAGAATCCTTTGCCCCTGGGGTCTCCTCTTTTTTTGACCTTTCTTTTAAGACCTGGAGAATGTTCTCCGGGTCTTTTTCTATTTCCATAACAATCAAATCAATAGTTGCCATAGAGTAACTATACATAGGATGCGAAGGAACATTATAGCTGTAACACAATTTTGGATTACTCTTTATTCCATAATGCTGCACAAAAAGTCGAAAATGGTAGCTGTTGATTGTAACCGCAACGCCATCACTTGCCAAGCGTTTGTTTATTCTGGTAATACAGCGTTTTTCATTGAATGGGTAGACATTATTCGGGTCCTGTATTTCCTTGATGATAACACCACTCGTCTCTGCATTCTTGTCAATATGTATGGTCGAGGTTGCCTTGTCTTTGTCTTTTGTGATGTAGTGATAGTGTTCAATGCGAATGGCAAATGCTGCGTTATTTTCTTCTGCCGATAGGCTTTGTATGTCTGCGCTTGCCTGTAAAAGGCGGTTTGCCAATTCCGGCGGATATTTTGCACGGATCTCTTCCACGTCCAGCGGACGCATACTTACCGTCAATGTGAGAAAATTCTGCGGAACATACTTGTTTGCTTCAATGCCAAAAAAGTCATGCAGTTTTTCTGTATAGTTAAATACACAGGACTGAAACAGCGGCACATAGACCATCTCGTATTCTTCTGTGATGAAATGTGTGCTGGTATTCCGCAATTCGATAATCTTTTCAAGGTTCAGCCGCAGGGGCGCTTTTCTGTTCGTAAAGACCTTTTCGATACAATTCTCAAGGGATAATGTTCGGTTCGGATTATCCTTGTAATAGATTGACCTTTCCCCCTGCGTGTTCATCATATGTGCCTTAAGCAATAGCTCCCAAGCATTACAAATGAACATAGAGAATCCTTCGATGCGGTAATGAATCGTTGGCTTGTTATACACTTCAATCGCCATCAAAAAGGACTCGATTGATTTATCAATAAGACGGTTCACTGTGTTTTCCAATGCTTTCTCCTTACTGTTCCATAGTCTAAATTCTGTTCCTTTGAGTTTCGTTCAGTAGAGAAGGGCTATTTTTACAGTCCCCTGCAGAGGCCAACGGCCTTGCCCTCGATGGTGATGGTGTTCATATCCTCGCCGATGCGCAGGATAGTCGGAAATGTGGGGTTTTCCGACCTCGGTTTGCAACTGTCACTCCAGTTTTTCAAATACCATAGTTGCCTGGATACGGTCGCCACCCATCAGGCCTTTGCTGCCGCTGCTGGTAGTAGAAATCGTGTGCAGGCGATACCCCTTTGCGGCCTGCTCATTGATGACTTTCTCCAATTCCGTCAGATTGCCGGAGCCGGTCCCGATGAATTTTTCTTTCAGGACGACTTGTAGCACAACGTAGTTGTAGTTATTGCCGGATGCCCTGGAAAATGTGGATTCCTCCTGAAGCGTGTCAAAAATGCCCATAATAAGTACCTCCTATTTTATACCGCTGCTGCGGTTTGTTACAACTTCCTGCACAGGCCGACGGCTTTGCCTAAAACCAATGGGTGTAGCCTGTGACAAGCCCTTCGATTTGGATGTCATCAAGCGCAGGCCCACTGTACATCTTTGGCCGGCAGGCACTGTTGGCGGGGACTAATGTGATGGTGCTGCCGTCATAATATACGCGCTTGAGGGTGGCCTCTTCCCCGATGCGAACCGCGGCGATCTCACCGTCCTCTACTTTGGGCTGGCTGCGGTGCGCCAACACTGCGGGCATTTTTATTTAGTTTATTTACGAATGACCTCAACGCCATCAATTGCAAGATTGGATACATGCCACTGTTCGGCATCGCTGTCGTACACGGCCAGACCTTCAACGGAGTGGCCTGCGTAGATGCCGCTATCGTTCGCAACCCGAACCGTGCAAGAGGCCGCATAGCTGTTATTTTCGGATCTAACCTGCCAATCGTCCAGATCGGGCCATTTGGCATCACCGGCAATATAATTGTTTTCCGCCACATACTTCACGGCCAGTGCAGCCATCTGCTCTTGCGTGTACTGCTTCTTCGGAGCGGGTATCGCCAAAACAACGACCAACACAACCAGAAGCGCAGCAACGATGATGCCCAGAACTTTAATCTGCTTTTTGTCCTTTGCTGTAACATTTGATGCCATAGGAGGCCTCCTTACAATTTGCGGCAGAGACCAACGGCCTTGCCTTCGATGGTGATGGTGTTCATATCCTCGCCGATGCGCAGGATAGTCGGAAATGTGGGGTTTTCGGCGCGGAGCTCGATATGGTCATCGAACAGAAACACGCGCTTGAGGGTGGCCTCGCCATCGATCAGGACGGCGGCGACCTCGCCGTTCTCTACCATCGGCTGGCAGTGGATGGCTACGACATCGCTGTCTTTTATTTTTGGCTCCATGCTGTCGCCCTGGCACAGCAGCGTGAAGTCGGCGTGCCAATCGCTGGGGACTTCATCGTAGGCCTCGACATTCTCCTCCGCGAGGATGGGTGTGCCGCAGGCGATCTGCCCCACACGCGGGATGCGGTCCCGCTTCGGCAGTGGCTGGAACCCGGCGGGGATGGGTGCGACGCGTTCGACCTTCCCGACCAGATAATCGATACTTGTATCATAAAACTTGGCTAATTTGATTAGGACCTCCGAACTCGGTTCTCGAGTGCCTTTTTCGTAATTGACATACGTTGTGTACGGCATACTCAGCGCCTGGGCGGCCTCTTTCATATTTATGCCTTTTTCGGTACGCAACGCTTGCAGTCTATTCATGACGTTGCCTCCTTCCCTTATAACTATGATACACATTTTGAGTAAATAGTCAATTGAAAATACCCGAAATGGGCAATATGCACAAATAGTGAATACCCATTTCGGGCACTTTTTTACTTTACAATTACTCAAAATGAGTATATTATAATATACAGATACCCAATACGGGTATTACGCAAGAAAAGTCTTATAGGGGGTGAATTTGATGCCTTATCCAAATATCAATGCTGAACGTAGCAGAAAAGGCATGACGATAGCAGACCTCGCGAATGCGCTGGGGGTAACAAGGAAAACGATTTATAATTGGATGGCGCATGGAAGCATCCCGCAGAGTGCGCTTGAAAAAATGGCGACGCTATTCGATTGCTCGATAGATTATTTACTCAAACAATAGTATTGTGTCCACCTTGGACACGCCAACAAGGAGGTGAACGCTATGCTGCAAGATGAACAGCGTGAGCAGGACAGTCTGCTTGCGTGGTTTGGCGATGGCCTGTACGATAAACCGTCACCAGCTCCGAAAAAAGACGCTCCGCACAGATGCGGACTACTTGCCCACGTCTTTCTTCACGTCGGGGAGACGCTGATCGCCATATCGCTTTATGAGTTCCTGCTGCGCTTTCTGCCGGAAATCATTCAGGCAGTTGCCGCATTGCTGTGAGGGATGGGCTGTAATCATCACCAGCTTTTCAAGCTCTTGAATGCTTTTGTCTATATCGCTGTCAGGCGTACATAAAAGCTGCGCCGATGCTATTGATGCCAACAAAGCAAAGCGGTATTCCTGCGGGTCTTCAACCCAGCGCGCATAGGTGGACAACACCAGCGAGCAGGCACTGTGCAATTCTATATGCCGCTGCTGCTCTACCGCTGTTTTGCGTGCCATGTAAGCACCGACAAAGACGCCGATGACACCGAGGGTGCCGCTGACCGCAGTAAGAAGCAATGATAACCAATCCATTTTTATACACGTCCTTTCTGCCGTGATTATAGCACAGCGGGGATACAAGCTACAAGGAGGTAAGTATGGCACGCGAAAAGCAAGGCTACCGTGATGCGCTGGAGCGCATCCGGCATGAGGCTGCGGGCGAGCTGGTGACAGTGCCCGAGGCCGCACACATCGTTTACGGCACAGACCCCTACGCCGCGCGCAAGGTCTGCCGCAACTTTGAGGGCTGGATCGGGGCCGGGCGCGACAAGCGCATCCCGGCCACCGCGCTGGCAAGACAGATCTGCTGATGACAACGGATGATCTGGCCTGGGTGCAATCCAGGCTTAGGAACTGCACCAACGCCCGCCGCCAGCTGAGAATCTGCGCCGAGTGCCTGTGTGTGGATGAGGGCACCCTGCTGGAAAGTCTGGGCTATACAAGCCTTGACACATTCCGCGCGGCGCACCCTCAAAACAGGCGGCCCGTCGGCCCGTCTGTTGAGCGCATCTGCAACCCTGTGCCGCCGGAGGCGATGCTGGAAAGCATCCTGTACTACTACAGCGGCGCGCCGATCAGCAGCGTGTGCAGGATGATGGGCTACACTCAGACCGTGACGCCGGAGGCAATCCGACATAGAGTGTGCAGCTGGAAAAAGAAACACCCGGCGCTTGCCGCCGGTATGCCGCGCAAGCGGCCAAAACCGAAAAAGGAGACCAAGCCCATGAAAATGACCTATGATGAGGCGGGGCTGCCCGCCTACGCCTACGCCAAAAGCCCCTACACCGGTGCCGTGGTTCGTATCGTGCGCGGGGAGCGTGCCCTGTTTGGCATGAACAGCCAGACATGTATAGACGAACTGAACACCGCTGTTGGTGTTAGCCGTGCCCAAGCCGCCGCTATGTACAATGGCGCGATGTGCGGTTGGGGTACACCCTACTCAGATCCTAGCAATTATAATGAGGCCGGTGTCTACATCGGCCCGGAAATGGAGGATAAACATGGAGAAGAATGAGACCCCCAAAAACCTCGCCCTGCTGACAGCTGACGAGGTCACGCTCAGCATCCTGGAGGTGGACGCCGAGGGCGTGCGCATCAAGCTGTGGCCGGATGTCAACGCCGTGCGCGCCCATCTGGAGGAGTGCTGTGAGCGTATGCCCGGCGGGCTGGCGGGCTACAGTGTGCGGCACTACGTTTGTGGGCGGTATCTGTACTGCGCCGTGGCCCTGGCCGACATCACAAAGGACGCCCCCTGCCCCACCACCTACCGCGTGAGCAGCGACGCGCCCACCAACGAGGCAGACGGCAGCTTTTTGGCCGCTGCTGCCGCCTGGAGCATCGGCGCGGGCGTGCTGAACCTGCCGCCGCTGCGCATCCCGGCCAGCAAGGTCCACATCGTCCCCCAGGGCAAGCCCGGCACCAACATCATTGAGCGCTATGTTCTGGATGATGCCCTCACCCTGGACGACATCACCTACAACGGTGACGGCAGCGTGGCATCGCTGAGGGTGCGCAAGCGTGATGGGAGCGTGATCACATGGCAAGCCGGCTGATCGCCCATGTGGCCGCCTGGTACATCCCAACGGGCCAGCCCTTAGTCAACGACATGGACGGGCTGACGATTGACGGTGCGTATCGCCTGGAGGCCCAGCGGATGCACGCCGAACTGGAGCGCCGCGCGCGGGGGCAGCCCCTATGCGTGGAGATCGACATCCGCCCGGTGAAGAACAAGCGCACACTGGATCAGAACCGCCTCATGTGGGCGCTGCTGAACAGGCTGGCGCTGGCGTTGAGCGGCGACACGCCCGGCGGGGTGACCGCCGAACAGTGCTATCTGGACTTGCTGGGCGAGTTCGGCGCAGAGGTGGAGACCTGGCGCGTGCCGGTCAAGGCCCTGCCCGCCCTGCGCAACACATACCGCGTTGTGCAGATGGTGGAGCTGCTGGACAACGGCTATTGCATGGCCCGGCTCGGCCTGGGCAGCAGCAGCTTTACCCGGCAGCAGATGCACGACTTCATTGAGCGCATCTTTGACCGGCTGGCCGAGGCCGGTGTTGACGATGCCGAAACCACCGAGCAGTACCGGGACTGGAGGCGTGCGGATGGATTGCATTAAGTGCAACAGCAGCCAGGTGCGCGTCATCGACACCCGCGCCAAGGGGACCCGGCGGATATACCGCCGCCGCGTCTGCATGATGTGCGGCTTCCGCTGGACGACGGTGGAGCTGCCTGTTGGTGATGTGCGCCAGGCGGTGGATGCCGTCAACGGACTGGAGGAGCGCCGTGGCAAAAAGCATACTGCAAAGCGATAAAGAGTGCTACCTGTGCCGCAAGCGCTACAATCTGCGCACCACGCGCGGCCTGGAGGAGCACCACATCCTATTCGGGCGCGGACGGCGCGAGTTGTCTGAGCGGTACGGCCTCAAGGTCTGGCTGTGCCACGACCATCACAATGAGCCGCCCCTGGGTGTCCATTTTGACCCCGGTGCCCGGCGGGAGTTGGAACAGGCGGCACAATTTGCTTTTGATAATATCCATGGCCCCGGCAGCTTCGCCGAGGTGTTTGGGGAAGAAATTTAGTTTTTAGGAGGATGCAAACGATGAATGTATGGTATAAGCCCAGGCTGCAAAGCGTCGATAACATTATTAAGACGCAAGTTCTGGGCGGAGAAGTAAGCCCCAAACAGATTGATGCCGTCCAAGAAGAGGCGTTGGATGTCGTCCTCGCGGCGCTGAACGGCGAGGCGGGAATGTCTGGCCCGGATATCCCTTTTTTGTGCGCGGCTCTGCATTTCTGGCGCGATGAACTGATCGAGAGGATGCGCAGAGAACACCCTGACGACCTTGAGGCCGAGAAGGCCGCTTATATCATGATGAAGCGGCATTATAAGGGTGAGGCCAAAAAAGTTGGAGGTGATGAGTAATGCCCCAGATCGTAAACAAAAAGAGCGTGCTGGAGATGGCGATGGGCGCGATTGCCGAGATCACAGACTATGAGGTTGAGAGGGTCGTGGCGAACATCATGGACCCCAACACCGCGGCAACGGCCAAGCGCAAGATCACCATCACGCTGACGTTTGCCCCGGACGACTACCGCCAGCAGATCGGCATGGACGCGCAGGCAAAGACCACCCTCGCGCCGATCCAGCCGGTGCGCACATCCCTGTGCATCACCAAGGCGCGGGACGGCAGCCTGCTGCTGGCCGAGATGACGCCGCAGGTCCCCGGACAGGTGGACATGGACGGCGATGAGACACCGATGCCCGCAATGGCCCGCGTGGGCCGTGCCGGGTATTAACATACAGAAAGGACAAAGACAATGGAAAACAGCTTTTTAAAAGACGCTATTAACCGCATTGTGGAGCTGGCGACCCCCTTTACCCTGGAAACGCGCAACGGGCATCAGTTCTGTTCCGCCGATCTGCGCGAGGTCAAGCCGGAGGTTGAACTCCCGGCACGGTACTCGGTGGATACTCTGGAGGCGCTGGTCAAGCTGATCCGCACCGAGGGCGTCGCCCAGGCACCGCAGCTGTATGTGCGTGTGGACAGCGCCCGGCGGGTCGTAGTGGACAGCACCTATACGGGCCGCGACTACGCGATCTACAGCCGCCTGCCGCTGTATGAGGCCGTGAGCGATGTGCCGAGCATTTCTGTCAACCAATACATGAGCCAGGAACACGCCGTTATCGAACTGCAAAGCCTGTACGCTGTCACCGATGACCGTGACTACCTGCTGGCCCTGCTGAGCCGCATTGACGTTAATCAGGGCGTGTCCAGTGTGGACAACGGGATCAGCCAGGAGGTCAGCGTCCGCACCGGCGCGGTGCTGAAAGAGCAGCAGACGGTGCAGCCCATCGTCCACTTGCAGCCCTACCGCACTTTCCTTGAGGTCGAACAGCCTGCCAGCGATTTCCTGCTGCGCCTTGACAAAGAGGGCCGCCCGGCACTGTACGAGGCTGACGGCGGGGCGTGGAAGTTGGAGGCCAAGCGCAACATCGCCGCCTATCTGGGCGAGCAGCTGGCCGATCTGGTGGAGTGCGGCAGTGTGGTGGTGATGATCTGATGCTGAACGTAGTTGCATTGCAGGGCCGCCTGGCCCGGGACCCGGAGCTGCGGCAGACCAACACGGGCAAGCAGGTGGCGACGTTCACCCTGGCCGTTGACCGCGGGCGCAGGGACGCCAACGGCAAGAGCGTGGCGGACTGGATTCCCGTCATTGCATGGGAGCGCGCTGCCGAGTTTGCCTATAAATGGCTCACTAAGGGCCAGATGGTAGCGGTGGATGGACGGCTGCAGAGCCGCACCTACACGGCAAAGGACGGCACCAACCGCACCGTGCTGGAGGTCGTCGCCAACAACATCAACTTCTGCGGCAGCAAAGCGGACAACGCAGGGGCTCTTTCAGCTCCCGCTGAGGGGCCCAGAGTGGGCGCGCCCGCACCGGAGTACAGCCGCGGGCCGGGTGACGACTTCGCCATGATCGAGGATGAGGGCAACCTCCCCTTTTAAACGTTGAAGAATTGAAAAATGACCTTGCAGGGATGCGCCGAAAAGAGCGCGGCGCACCCCTGTGTTAAGGTCAGCCATTTTTAGAAAGGCAGAACCTATGGACAATCCTGGATTTTTCGCCATTCTCCCCGCCTCGGTGCGGTATGATCGGCGGCTGAAGCCCGCCGAAAAGATTTTTTACGCAGAAATCACCTCTCTGGCCGACAAGACGGGCTGCTGCTACGCGAGCAACGCCTACTTCTGCCCGCTGTACGACACAACGGAGCGCACAGTCCAGCGCTGGGTGAAGCACCTGCAGGAGCTGGGCTATGTGGCCGTTAGCTACGCCCGGGACGGCGCAGCTAATCGGCGGTACATTTCCCCGCTGGTCGGCAGCGTGCCGGATGTCTGCGCCGAAAACCACCCCGACAAAAATGTCGCCTACCCCCCGACAAAAATGTCACCCAGAACAATACAAGAATAACAATACAAGAGAGAACAATACGCGGGCGGGCGCGCGAGAGAGCGTCCGGGATGTTCTCCGGGAATCCTTCCCGTGGAATGAACGGCTGACGGAGGCCCTGCTCGCATTTGAGGAGTCCCGGGCCGCGGGCAAGCATCCGCTGACCGTCAACGCCGCGTCGCTGGCCTGCAACAAGCTCAACCAGCTGGCCGACGAGGCGGGCGTGCGTGACCGCTACGGCTACATGGCCGCAGTGCTCGAGCAGAGCATCCTGCGCGGATGGGAGGGGCTGTTCGCCCTGAAGGACGATTTTGTGGATACCGTCCCCACCCAGCGCCCCGCCAGCACGGAGGATCGCCCGCGGGAGATCGGGCCGGACACCGACATACTTGATTTTTTGTGAGGCTTTTGAATGGAACGTGCAACTATAAGCCGACAGCAGCAGACGCAGCGGGCGTTCCTGGGCGCGGCGCTCATGGACCCGGCCCGCGCACGGGAGTACATCATCAAGCTGGTGCCCGGGATGTTCGACGAGGGCGTGAGCCGCGCGGTGTTCAGCGCGGTGCAGCAGCTCACCATGGCCGGGGAGCCGGTGGACGTCATCACGGTCATCAACCGGGCATCGGCGGGCCGCCCGGCGGATGAGATCAGGCCCGGTGTTGTGGCAATGGCCGAGACCTGCCCCAGCGTCTCCAACATCGGCAGCTATGCGGCGCAAATACTGGAGGACTACCGCTACTCGCTTTTGCAGAGCGACCTGATGAAGTGCATGGCCAAGGATGCCATGGACAGCGACGGCGTCTGCCGCCAGCTGCGCCGCACGCTGGCGGTGCAGGATGCCATCCGCAGCACCCAGACCGACAGCACGGCCCGGGACTTTGACGCGGTGCTGGATTCCGCGCTGGCCCGGCTGGATGAGCCGGACACCAGCCTGAAGCTGGGTTGGCCTGAGCTTGACCGGTACGGTGTATTCCACCGCGGCCGCACCTGCGTGGTGGCCGGGCGGCCCGGCTGCGGCGAGACGGATTTCAGCATCAATCTGGCAAGCCGACTAAGCAAAAAGTACCGCGTCTACTACCTGACGCTGGAGGAGACGGCAGAGGCGCTGATGGACCGCATCCTCTCCAAGGTCAGCCGCATCGACAGCGGCAAGCTGACCAACAAGACCCTGACACCGCGTGAGCGGGAGATCATCGACAACACGGCGGGCATCCTGCGCCGCCACCACAACATGATGCTGGATGCCGACAGCAACCTGACGATTGACGGGTTGGAGGCCAAGATCATGCAGTACAAGCCGGACATCGCGTTCATCGACCACATCGGTCTGCTAAGTCCCACCGACCCGCGCCAGACCGAGTACCAGCGCATTTCTGAAATTACCCGGCGGCTGAAGGTGGCCGCCATGAAGATGGGCATCGTGGTTGTGGAGCTGTGCCAGATCAACCGCGCCGGCGTGAAGGGCAACGAGGGCCGCTTCTGCAATCTGGAGGACCTGCGCGGCTCCGGCACGATTGAGCAGGACGCCAACAGCGCGATCTTTGTGGAGAACAGGCGCACCGAGGACAGCAAGGAGCTGCGCGGCGAGGACGCCTATCAGGATACCGCCGTGATGTATGCCAAGAACCGCGAGGGGCCGACGGGCGTTGTGTCCATGCGATGGCAGCCCCAATACCATCAATGGCAGCCGACCCCGAAAGAAGATTTTGAAGAAATCGACCAGATGAACTGGCCGCAATAACACCCGCCGCCCCGGCGGGACAGGAGGATTACTATGATAAGCATTGCAATTATCAACTTGAAAGGCGGCGTCGGGAAAAGCGTCACCGCCTGCAATCTTGCCGCCGAATTGGCCGCCAAGAGCAAGAGCGTTCTGGTGGTGGATTTGGACAAACAGGGCAACACGAGCAAGTTCTTCGGCGTCCTAGACTACGACAGCCCCAGCGTGGCCGAGGTTATGCTGGGCGAGGACGACATCCTGGCGGCCATTGTGAAGGGCGTCGATGTTTGGGGCGTACATCTGCTGCCCTGCGATATGCGAATGCTAAAGGCCAACCGCACGATACTGATGGACAACGGCCCGCGGCAGTTCCATCTGCGGGACGCGCTGAAATGTGTGGCCGGGGACTACGACTACTGCATCATGGACTGCCCGCCGGACTTGGACATGGGCAGTATCAACGCCCTGTGCGCGGCTGACTGGGTCATCATCCCGGTGGATTGTGACAAGTGGGCCTGCGACGGGATGCAGGAGATAGTAGAGCAGATCGAGCAGGTGCAGGCCTACTACAACCCGCGCCTGAAGATCATGGGTGCGCTGATGACGAAGTACCGCCGCACCCGGTACGCGGAGGACATCATCGTTCAACTGTGCGCGTCGGGAATCAGCGTGCTGGAGACTGTCATACGCTACACCGTCAAGGTCAGCGAGGCCGCGCATGCAGGCATGCCGCTGTTGGAATACTGCCCGGACTGCACGGCAGCGGTGGATTACAGGGAGCTGACGGAAGAAGTTGAGCGGATCGTGTCCAATGTGGACACAAAGGAGGGCTAAGCGATGAGCAAGGGATTTTCTATCAACGACATTCTCGGCAACACAAAAGCTAACGCCCCGGCGGGTCAGAAAATGCAAGTCGTCATGCTGCCGGAAGCCGATATTGAACCGAACCCGGAAAACAGCATCTACGAGATCGGCGATGTCTCCATGCTGAAAGCCGACATTGCCGAGCGAGGATTGCGCAGCCCGCTGGAGGTCCTGCCCGCCCAGAACGGCAAATATATGCTGCTGGCCGGGCACCGCCGCTGGACGGCCTGCCGGGCACTGACTGCCGAGGGCGTGGCCGGGTTTGAGGTCCTGCCCTGTGTTATCCGCCAGAGCCAGGGCGAGGATGACGACCTCATCGCGCTGATCACCTCCAACGCCACGGCGCGCGAGCTGACCGATGGTGAGCGGCTGCGCCAGTACCGGGCACTCAAGCAGGCGCTGGAACGCAAAAAGGCAGCGGGCGCGCTCGATGGCCGCATCCGTGATGAGATGAGCCGCATCACCGGCGATGGCACCGGCACACTGGGGAGGCTGAATGCCATCGCCAACAACTGCGTGCCGGAGGTTCTGGCGATGGTGGAGCGCGGCGAGATCACCATGACGCGGGCCTATGAGTGCAGCAAGCTGTACAAGGTGCAGCAGGTCGAATACGCCAAAATCAAGTACGCCAGTATGCCGCCCATCACCGATATGGCCCGGCGGGCGGCCATCAAGTATCTGGTCGAGTGCGGCCTGGCCGACCAGCTGAAGAAGCTCGACTACGTTCGCAATAGAGAATGGAACTACGCTGACCGCGGGCTGGATGCCCGCAAGCTGGAGCCGGTGACGCTGGATCTGACCGAGAGCGAGACGGATGCGCTGCTGCGCATTGAGCCTTCTGGTTGTTACAACTTTCGCGTCAGGATGCTGGACCCGGCGGATTCAAATGAGGTTATTGCCGAAAGCTCACTCACTACGCGAGATTTGTTCGATGCCGCTAAGCGTCTGTACATCAACAGAGACGATCTGGCGGCGTACAAGGCCGAGGTGAAGGGCAAGCGTGATCAGGAGCGTGCCCGGCAGGAGGAGGCCGGAAAGTGGCAGGCGCTGGCCCGGCAGGAGCTGGAGGCGTTCGACAGCTGGCCGCTTGTGACGCGGCTGAAGGAGCTGGGCCTGACAATCCGTGAGCGGAAGATGGCAGACGGCGGGCGGCTTATATTTGC